AATCCAAATTAATTTCTAATTGTATTTTAATAAAGATGTCTCAACGACTTGGAATGGCAGATGGGCGATGCTTCACCCTCAACTCCTCAGCCCAACTCACCAACAACTACATCATGAACCAAAATGGCATCGCCCTCGAAGATAACTACAGCTACCGTCAACTTCTCCAAAAGCAAGGTCCAGAACTCCTCAACAAGATTCAAGAACAATCTCGCTCCACCTGCGACCCATGCGACCGATACACCGATATGTCCAAGACGTATTAGGTGAGCTAAATTCTCGTAAAAACTTTAAAACCATACTCTAGAATGTCGCAATGTGCCATATGTCTCAATGACGTCAGATCAACGAGGACCAACCCTCCGATCCGATGTGGACATATGTTTCATTCCCACTGTCTAGAGGAGTGGAAAGGTAAAGGTAAGAATACGTGTCCCCTATGTAGAAAAATATTTGACGTTTCACAATTTAAGGTAACAGTGACGGTTCAGAACAATTACACAGCGCAGTCTAACGCTGTGTCATTGGAGAGTGAAGCCATTTTCAATATAATGGATATATTTGATATGTCTTTTGATGTTGAAAATACAGTGGATTTAGGTAGTCTTCTTGCTGACCTTGGGGTGAGTCTTTCCGACCTTGATTCCCTTATCCTTGACGCAGAATGAGCTACAGTAGGTCTCATAGTTTAACCCAGGATAGTTTCTCGAAGCCTTACGAGGATCTTTAATAGCCTTTCCCTTTGCATCAACCAGAAGTGGCCCCGTAGCCCATCCCCGCTTGTGGCTGAAAACATTGGCTTTTATAACAATCCGTTTATTTGGTGCAAATGTACCAGCACGCTTTACCCGAGAGAGTGGTACCTTGAAGAACTTTGCCACAGATTCTTGTGTGTCTCCAGGCTTGATTCGGTACTCAACGACACCATGCTGTACATAGAAGTGGAAGTCTCCTTGACGAATATAGTTTGTTGGTCTTCCAGGACATACAAACATCATAACCTTGTAGTATCCCTTTTTACACTTCTCGTTAGCCTTCACTCGGTACACCTTACCAGGGTTGTCTGAAAGAACAGCCTTGGGGAGTCCAGTACACGATGTGTAATCATTAGGTTTATTTGAGAGACCCGAACGGTCACCTGGGATTGATTTTTGCCATCTATAGGCTTCATAGTCACCAACCGCGTAGGCGTAACAGTTGTTGTTACCTATACCAGTGGCAGTCCCCCAACGCTTGTTGGTAAACTTTCTTTCAGAACCACTCAGAGGAAGGTCATTCTTCATTTGTAGTTTGCATAGAAAAAAATATAGATACTAAGTAAAATGCAAGTCCTTGACCGTGTCGCCAAGTCTGAAACCAAGTCGGATATGCTCACTGAGCTTCTCCTCTTCATTCTCAACATTCTCATCGCGACCTTTGTCCTCCGATTTGCGTGGAACCGATCCCTTGTGAAGCACATCACCATCTTCAAGCCAATTAACACCATGCTTGATGCTTTCATCCTTGCTTTGTCCTTGAGCATCGTTCGTGCTTAAATCTCACTGTAACCCACAGTCTTTTCACCATTTGGGCTGATGAGGGTTGGGAAGGCTTCCATACCTGAGCATCCCTCTTTATCACAGTCCACAAATCGGTGAGGTTTTCCATTCTTCTTCATATAGTCCAATTGTTTACGAGTCCAACCACATCCCATGGTCCCGTAAACAATCCACTGTTTTCCATTTGAAACGGACGCACCGACTGTGACATTAACGCGACGGAGTAAAATCAAGAGGGCGATAGCGGCCACAATAATCATAACGAGTTTTTGTCGGCGCATTGGTGTATATAGTATAGAATTACATATTTTTTATGAACTTACACATTTGTTCCTTGGTCAATTTGGGATCTAACTTGAACATCTTTGCGAGATCTTCCTTCTTATAGAGACGACATTTGCGCTTGTCAATCTTGAGGTCGCCATTTTTGTTTATGAAGACCTTTGGAACTTTCTTGGCCTGTTCAACTATAGGTGCAATGCGCTTTTCAATTTCTCGCACTTGGTTCATCACAGATGGATCACGTTTCCCAAGACCGGGTCTCTTTAGTGGAACCTTCTTCTTTTCTGCTTCCTTCTGAAGCACGGCTCTCGCACGACGGATAGCACTTGAGGTACCAACCTTCTTTGGTTCTTCCACCTTTTTTACAGTCACAGGCTTCTTTGGTATGATCTTTGAGAGAAAGCCAGCCTTCTTCTCTTGAAGGAATGGATGCTTTAGGATGTCATCATAGGTTGGGAGATCTTCGTGTTTCTTGAGACGAAGACGGAGTGATTTAACTTCTGGACTTTGTCGGGTGAGATAAGGAGCTGGAAAGAGATCTCTAATGAATTGTTTGACAGGTAATGATTTTGAATAATTGTATAAAATATTAAGAAAGTAGTGTGCGTCATACATATAGTGTGACTTTGTGGATATCCCCACATTATTCGCAAATTGCTTATCGTATACGGGGTTTTTAACACCTTCTATCGTTGCGAGACCAAAGTCAATCATCACGGGTACATTACCCTCCATGACCATGATGTTGTTCCAATGAAGATCGTGGTGTCTAAACTTGGGATACTTTTCGTGGATTTTTTTGAGGTTTCCGATGACTTGTGAAATTACTTTTTTGTACGCAATTGAACTTGGTTGAGATTTAATCCAATCTTCGAGTGATTCACCCTTGATGTATTCAAAATAAAGAATATCTTTATCGTCGCACGACTTGAAGTGATACATACGGGGAACACCCATACCTCTAAGCTTCTGTGCGATACGATATTCCATCTTGGCAGATGCCTCATTTGTAATCTTTATGGCAATCCGTGTTTTACACTTATCGTCGAGGCATCCGTAGAATACCGCACCATATTGTCCCTGACCAAGCATCCTGAGTCGCCCCCCCTTTTCAATTTTAATTCCGGTATTCGAGAACATTTCTTGTTTTGGGTCACACGCCTTCTTACCTCTCAAAAACTTTTTGACTTCTTCACCGACAGCATTCTTCTGAGCGTCAGTCTTGGCTCTGTTGGCAATATGGACGAGGTCTGCAAGTTTGACCATACTTATTACATACTAACAAAATTTTCATCATACCACCTGACTATGGGATTATCTTCATCAAGGTCTCCTATGATTTCATAAAGATCAACTTCATCTACGTGACACATGGCTTGTTCAAGTATATTTATATTTTCACTCTCAACTGCGCCACGCATCATTGAATACCCCATGACTTTCATGATTTCATGCCAGTGATAGTGTGAATGCGAGGAACATGCAACTTTGAATGCTCGTAACATCCTGACACCCTTGGGTGTATCTTCGTGTGCGGCAATCCAATATGTGAGGTGTATCTCATTATCTCGAGTCATCTCATAGTCGACATAGTCCGCGATATCTTTACCCATTTCCTTGAGACCCTCGACATCCCCCTCTTCGATAATTTTTTGGAGTTTCATGTGATTTATTCTATAAAAAAGTGTACTTAGGATATTCATAAGAAGTTTCATTCCTCTTATCAATACTGAGATTGAATTTTGTAATTACAATTTAGATTTATTCTTCGTCTACTTCAATTTCCTCTTCCACATCGTCAACCTCTTCCTCTTCTGGGAGGTCAAGGCCTTGGAAGGCGAACGATGGAAGCTTCGTGGATTGCTCCAAGAGGGCTTGTTGGAGACGCACAGTCACACCAAACTTGTTGTCAATGAACCAGATGGAACTGACGTCAACAATGGCCATAACCTTTTGACCCTTTTCAACCGTATCAAGTGGAACTGCTGCCTTCTGCATGGTGTATGCTTCTGGAACAAACGAGCCATCTGGCTTCGTCGCAATCTTGAGCTTGAGGGTTGATGGGTATGGCTCCTTACCTGGGCGAACCAGGGGCTTGTAGAGCGCTTCACGAAGGACCGCGACATTGAACTCCTTACCGAGCCACTCCTTGGAGTTTTCAGCGACAGTGTTGACAATGAGTTCATCAAGTTCCTTCAACTTGGCGTGAAGGTCCATCGCGTCGGCATTGTCTGGGTCAAAAGAGAGATCCAAGGAATACGTCGTGCGTCCAGTACCCTCATCAGTGAAGGCACTCAGACCATATGGAGAACGCATGAAGGGGAGTTGAAGGTAGAGCTTTTTGTTGTCGCCACCATTGAGATAGACGGTCTTGCCGCCATTCTTATTTTTACGAAGTTTTGAAAAGCCAACAGAGGAGGCTGTGAAATCGGAGGATCGTTGGATAGCAAGCGACATTGTAGAGGGTATTATATATCTTCTTGGAGTCTCGACTTTAAGTCATTTTTTATGGGATTGTATATTTGATTGTTTTTGGTGTTGGTGTCTTACCAGTTCCACCGTTCACAGTTTCCTTGAGAACCTCTACACCATTTTCCTTGATAATCCAACCTGGTGCGTATTTGGGTCTGAAATAGTCAATTTCAAACTCACCAACCTTTGTTGGGGATGTGATGGTGAAAACTTTTGAGCCAACTGGAATTTGCCCTTCCTTCCACGCAGACCAGGTCAAATCCGTCATAGTTGGATTGGCTGGTTCTGGGTCATTGAGCCCATAATTATCACCTTCACATTGATATCCACCATCTTTACTATTACATTTAGCCCACAATGGTTCCTCGTGAAGCACTATTTGTTCAGGGGTAACACGTACACCATCCATGCGAATATCGGTTATGTGTACATTAAAATCCTTTTTATGAGCACTTTCAACATTCTTAATAAATTCATACACATACTCGCTTGGGGGAGGTGGTACCACGGGTGCGACCGGTTCCTCACCACCCATCATGACGTAGGCTGCTGAGGAAACAGAACAACATATCGCTACCATGGCGACACCTGCAATGATAGCCCCTTGAGACATTTTTATTATACGTATACATTTTTTTTTGTTGATATACACTAAAAGATAATCATGGGTCTCTTTAAAGACTGCGGTTGTGGGTGTAACGGCCAAAAGCAACAGGAGAAGTTCGTGACTTCCCTCATCTCAGGCCTCACCTTTTTCATCATCGCGAACCCCG